AAAGTGCTTTATTAACAGGTACATTCATGTCTCTTCTTACCTCCCTTTTTCTTCTTCTTTTTCTTTTTTGTTGTTGACATTCCGTAGGCCATAAGCAAAAAGGGTATCTTAGTATATTCTAAACGAAGTTTGGCCTAGTGTCTCTGGCTTTGCCAAGTTAAATTGTTGCAGACAAAGATAACCAAAAGCATCAAACGCATGATCCACACCAAGATTTTTATTAGGTAAACCTGTATTAGGTGCATAAGTTAATGTCCTTAAGGCTTTTATTAATTCTTTACAACGAGGGTGTATAAGCGTCCTCCTGTCACCATTAGCATCAAACAGGGCAGTATTGACAGCAGTAATCTTATCTCTAATCTTCCAGGGGCTTCTAGGACTCATAACAGTAAAACCAGACCTTCTGAGTATCGTATGGTCTGTTACACCTACTCCACTGGTTTTTCTTGCACTTCCCGTAGGGTCTGGACAAGCAATAATTCTACGATCTACTCCATATCTTCTAGTAACTTCTTCAGCAAAGTCCCATGTAGTAGCACCTCCTGTAAGCATAATCTCATCAAAGACATATAAAGTATCGTTATGTTTTACCGCACAGATTCCTGCCATAGGATCTACGTTAAAATCCAAGCCAATTAACAAGGGAAGCATGTGTAAATCTGCTACTTCCTTATCAATATTGTCATCACCAAAGCTAACAGCCACTAATCCAGTGAGATTCTCAAAACTAGCTTCAAATTCCTGCCTAAACGTCCTCGCATCTAATTGACTTCTAGCAGCTTCAACCTCTTCTTTCGCAACATTACCCCCCTCAATCGTAGTAAAACTCCATCTCTGCCAATCCTCCCATTCCTCCTCTCCGCAAAAACACCACATATCATAAAACCAGCTAGCGGTACCATCAGGAGTAGAAATAAACAGTGCCCAACCTTGTTTGTCTGCTAACGCAGGTCTAATAACTTCAGCCCAAACATCTCGGTCCATAAATGCTGCCTCATCCAAAACAACACCAGCTAAACTTCTACCTCTCAATGCCATCGCATTTTCAGTACCTTTCAACTCAATAGTTGATCCATTAATCAGTTCCAACCTTAAATCTGTTTCATTCTTACTTTGAATCCATACTTTCGGTGTTAACCTTTTTAATTCCTTCCATGCAATATCTTTTGCCATGCGATATGTAGGAGCACAATAAAAATAAACCTCTCCTGGCCTACTAATAGCTCCTCTCAATAATTCAATGCAAGATAAATAACTCTTTCCAAACCTTCTACCCGCAACAAGCACCCTAAATCTCTTATCACTATTAAATACTTCCCCTTGGGCATATCGCAAACTTATCTCACTCTTCTTTTTTTCACTTACAGCCATAAAATTAACAAAAAATACAACTCATACCCCTCCTTTATAGCCTATTTACTTACTTTTAAGTTATCATTCAACTAAATACTACTAAGATTAAGTCTGTGGCTTCCTCTACTTTTCCAGAAAACATTATCAATAATCCTCTCGTTAATCCTTCTAAAAAAAGAACTCGCTCCACTATCTCAGATGTCCTTAAACGCTCTCAACGTCTTTACGCTAGACAGCTTGAAGGTAAAACTACTCGCCAATTAGTAATAGAACACGCTTCAATTGAAAATATTTCCGAAACTACCGCCTGGCATGATTGGGATAGAGTTAAAGTTTGGAATAACGAAGATTGGGAAAAAGATAGAGAAGCTCTTCTTCCTCGCCTTCAAGCAATGAGAATAAGACTTTTCAATAAAGCAGTTAAAAAAGGGCAACTCCAAACCGCAGCACAAATTCTCGATAGCCTAGGAAAAGTAATAGGCGAATCTATAGAAACAGTTAATATTCAAGCTCCAGAACTTTCTATAAAAGTAGAACCAAAAAATTAATCAGAATATATTTAAGTTCCCCAAGAGACCTAAAATAAAAAAAAATACTGCAAGTCCACCCCAGTCCAAAAAATAGACCTATATGAACTAATAGACCTAAGAAGTAAAAAGAAGTCCTTGCAGGTCCATAAAAAGCCTATACAGAACATAGAAGTAAAAAGAAGTCCATAGAAATACTACTAGATAAAAAATTTGTACTTGAAAAATTTATTGTGTACTTTCTGATATTTTTGTTTACTTGTTTACTATTTTTTGCTATATTAGATTTAAGTTTAGTAAATTTTAAAATTATGACTTTAGGAGCTGTAAAATTTTCTAGATTAGAAAATAATTATTCCTAACTTTTTAATTTATAGATTGCTTAACTTAATACAAACAAAAATTATTCACTTCATACCAGAAAAATGAACTCAATTAATTTATTTCCAACTAGCGATAGACAAACGCTAGACACTGAGAAGTTAAAAGTTAACTTTGCTTTTGGTTCATATAGTTCTTTTTTAGATATCTCTAACGAATGTAAGGAGCTGCACATTCGATTGGATAACAAACAAATTAAGAAAGATATTCTTTCTAGTTTTCAAATGTTGTCTTCTAGTTACTCAACTGATAAAGAATATTTAACAGAAATATTCAAAGTTATTGTTGATAAGATCGAGCAGTCAAAAGATGACAGCTTGAAGGATGAGCTAGCCAGATATTTAGTTAATAACCTTAATGAGACAAGTTCAGCAATTGTAAAAAGAGTATATGAGGATAACAAGTAATGAAGTCAACAAAGCAATTACAAATCAAATGCACTTTACCTAGAGATCTCCACTCTAGGTTAGTCAGTAAGTGCATTAACTATCTAGGTGAAGAAAATTTATCTCAATATCTCAGGATATTAATAAGAAGAGATTTAGAACAATGAAAAGTTTATTTTATTATTTACTTTTTTCAATAGTTGTATTTTCTGGGGTGAGTCTATCGCTCCAGACTTCAACTAAATTAGATTGTGAAGCTATGGGCAGTGAGTCTCTAGCGTGTAAACAACTTGAAAAAGAAAACCTAATTAACCAATTACTAAATTAAAACAATGTCAGAATTAAAAACAAAAGTAACTTTTGATAATCCAAATGATCCGAACTCAGGTTATTGTATAGAGAATCCTTTTGCTACTAAGGTTAAGATTCAAACTGATTTTGTAGAAGAGGGATTTGTTGAGATTCCACAACTAACACTTTTTCAAATTATGAACTTTCTTTATGTAGGGGAGAATACTGGAAGAGATGGGAGATGTGGTTTTAGATCAAGAGCTGTAAGCGAACTCAATTTCTGGTTCAATACTAAGAAAACTTTTAAATTCTGGAGAAATGCACTAAGGCCAGCTTATGAAGAACACTTAAAAAAAATACATGATGAACAAAAACGAAAAATGGGAGATATTTAATTAATAATTGATTAAAATAAAATCTCCAGTAAGAAAAAATATTTTTACTGGAGAATTTTTTCTGGAGAAATTTTTTCAAAATTTTCGATGTAAAATTTTATACAAAAAAAATTTATTAAAAAAAAAAAATTAAAAAAAAAATTAAAAAATTATTTTAAAAATAAAAAAAATAAACTAAATGTAAAATTAAATGAATTTTTTAAGACTGAATGAAAATATTATGAATGTAAATTAATACACTTACATTAACCTACATTTAAGGTATAATTAAAGAGTATTCATACCAGAAATAACAATGAATGAATTAAAAGAAGATGTAAAAAATTACATCATTGACCAACTTAATGATGATGTTGGTCTAAATGAACATATTTCAGATTTACATCATTATCTACTTAATGAAGATTATTTCATTATTGGATATTATAAGGCCGAACAATGGTTAAAAAAAGATAGTATTTTTAATGCTATTGAGATCATTAAAAATTATGAAAATGATAATTTTGGTCAAGTATCAACTGATTTATCAAGTTCTGAGAATGTAGCCAATATGTTGGCTTATATTCTCGGTGAAGAAATTTTATATAATAATGATACTTATCAATTATTTACTAAATTTTCTAATGAATATTTAGACGGAGATAAAAGAGACTTATTAGTTAGCAGTTTAAAAGGAGAATAAATGAATATTAGTAAAATTATTTTTTATCAAAACAATAAAACTTTTGAAATAAATAAAAGTTTTTATTATAAATATGAAACTAAGTATTTTGGTAAAATTTTAATAAATCAAAAAAGGTTTAAAAGGTTTTATAGCAACTGGACTTTAAAGGTTAAAGAAGGTTTAAAGCCTGATTATATGAATAATAAAACTGTTTATGATTTATTAACAAGAAATAACAATGATTTTAGTTATGAATGTTTTAATTATAACAATGAACTAATTGAGAAAAATTTTAATTTTTATAAGTTTATTACTGTTAAGAATATGAAGTTTCAAGGAATAAAAAATATTTTAGATAGTCAATTAGTTAATGAATTAACTATGGATTTATTAATAAAATGAGAAAATATAAATTATATAAAATACAACCTTTTAATCATGATTATAAAATTATTGATATTTCAAAAAAAGAATATGAAAGATTAAAAGAAGAGTATGAAAGAGACTTAAAAAACTAAGTCTCTTTTTTATATATATTTCAATACTTGCAATTTAAGATATATATACTTATAATAACTTACATAAACATACCAGTTTAAATGAAACCAACTAAAGACCAAAAACCCATGAATGGGCAACCCATGAATGAATTAATTTTTCAATCAATCATGGGAGAATATTTAATTGATCCTACTG